GTTGCTGAGACGATGCGCCGTGGTCTGGCCGGTATGTCCGGGCGCTCGATGGAGACGACGAACGCTTACGACCCTTCCGAGGAGTCGACGGCTAAGCGCACCCATGAGAGCAGCGCCGAGGATGTCTACCGGTACTTCCCGCAGGCCCCTCAGATGCTGTCCTACCGAAACAAGGTCGAGCGGCGCCGGATTCACAAGGCTGTTTACGCTGATTGCCCGCACATCGACCTAGATGCTATTGAGGCTGAGGCTAGCGAGCTTGCCGAGACTGACCCAGCGCAGGCAGAGCGATTCTTCGGCAACCGCATCGTCGCAGGCGCCGGAGCGTGGATTGAGCACAACCTGTGGGAGGCTCGCGCCAACGGCGCCCGTGTGGTGGCCCCTAAGACGCCGGTTGTCCTGGGGTTCGATGGCTCCGACGTAGATGACTGGTCGGGCTTTCGCGCTGAGACCCTGGACGGGTTCCAGTTCACGCCGACGTTCGGGCCTAACTCGCTGCCTACGATCTGGAATCCCGCCGATTACGGGGGACAGGTTCCGCGTCTGGAAGTGTCCGCAGCGCTCGACGAGATCATGTCGCGCTATGACGTGAAGCTTCTGTACGCCGATCCTCCCTATTGGGAGTCAGAGGTAGATACCTGGGTTGACCGCTACGGGGACCGGGTCGTTATCAGTTGGTACACGCGCCGTGTTGTTCAGATGCACGCTGCTGCGGAACGGCTGAAGACAGACATCAGTAAGGCTGACACGTCGTTCAGCCATGACGGGTGCCCGATCACTTCCGGCCACATGCGGAATGCGCGCGCTGCTGCTCGACCCCAGGGCCGCTATGTGCTGGCCAAGGCGGCACAGGACCAAAAGATCGACGTTGCCGTTACGTCCATCCTCGCCCACGAAGCTGCGATGGATGCGGTAGCTGCTGGCATGGCTGCACCCAAACGAAAGTCCTACTACTACGGAGCATGAGCCCACCAGGAGGGGGCATCAATGGCTACTGAGTCTGAAGCCCTGCGCCTGATAGGCCTACTTGAGGACGAGCTACGTAACCGCCGCTGGGAAATCGACCGTAACGAGCAGTACTACCGGGGCAAGCAACCGCTGAGGTTTGCCTCGGATGAGTTCAGGAAGTACCACGGGCAGCGCTACCAGGGGTTCTCTGACAACTGGGTACAGGTGGTCTCTGACGCGCCTGTAGAGCGGCTCACAGTCAATGGCGTTATGCCGTCCGGGCAGACTCAGGCTGATGCCGAGTTGTGGCGTGTCTGGCAGATGAATGGCCTTGACGCTGACTCGCAGCTTGGCTTCCTTGGCGCTGTTAACTCTGGCCGTTCCTTCGTGCTCGTATGGGGTAACCCTGACGAGCCTGAGACGCCTTGCGTGACGTTCGAAGACGCTTCGCAGTGCATCGTTACGTACGAGCCTGGCTCTCGCCGGAAGCGTAGGGCAGGGCTGAAGCGCTGGGAGGACGGCGGCTGCGACTACGCCACGCTCTATCTCGCTGATGAGGTCTGGAAGTTTGAGCGCTCCCGGCTCACGACCCACCAGAAGACTCCGCAGATGCAAGCGGTCGACGAAGAACTAGACAAGTGGGAGATGCGGGATATGGGCGACGAGCCCAACCCGCAGCCGAACCCCATGGGAGTTGTCCCGCTGGTCGAGCTTCCCAACCGGCCGACCATGGTTGGCGACCCGATCTCGGATATCTCCGGCGTGATCGCTGTACAGGACGCTGTAAATCTCCTGTGGGCGCAGCTCTTTACTACGTCTGACTATGCGTCGTTCCCTACTCGCATTGTCCTTGGCGCTGAACGCCCGGTTGTTCCGGTCCTCGACGCTTCGGGGCAGATCGTTGGCGAGCGCCCCGTCGATATGGAAAAGTTCGCCGTTGACCGTGTGCAGTTCTTCACGGGTGACAACGTCCGTACGGAGGAATGGTCGGCCGCCAACCTTGGCGCCTATGCGGACATCATCGAAACGGCCGTAGGCCACATCGCCGCGCAGACTCGTACACCCGCGCACTACCTAATCGGCAAGATGGCGAACCTATCCGGTGATGCGCTGATCGCTGCGGAGACCGGTCTGGTCAAGCGAGTCGAGGAAAAGCAACTTTGGTTTGGGCAGGCGCTCCGCGAAGTGTTCCGCCTGATCGCGCTGGCGCAGGGCGACGACACTAAGGCTCTGGCGGTTGCTGGTGGCCGAGTGCTCTGGGCTGATGCTCAGTCCCGCTCCCAGTCACAGCTAACTGACGCGCTGCTGAAGCTCAAGCAGCTCGGGTTTCCGTTCGAGTTCCTCGCGCTGCAATACGGGCTTACGCCTACCGAAGTTGCTGACCTACTCGCCATGAAGGATAAGGAACTTCAGGCGGACCCGATGGGCGCGTTCACGCAACTTATGGCGCAGGACCCATCGCAGGGAGACAACACGAATGGCCAACAGTCTGGTAGCGACGCGCCACCAGGAGACCCGAGCGCATCTAGCTGACGCTACAGCGCGGGCAGTGCTCGCCGAGTGGTCCAAGGTGAATCCTGACGCCGTTGCACACGAGTGGGGGAGGCTCCTCCCCAAGGTCACTGCCATTGTTCAGGCCGGGCAACTGCATGCCGCTGAGGGAACACACACCTTTATGCGTGAGCTGCTCGGCCCATCGGCCCTGGTTGGTACGCCGGACATTGACGCAGGGCAGTTCGCAAGGGCTACGCCGGACGGCCGTGACCTGATGAGCCTGTTGGCTCGTTCCATTCCCACGGTGCTGCGGTTCGTAGCGCAGGGCGAGAATCCGCGTACGTCACTGCTACGAGGGGCGGCGTTTCTCAGCCTAGTTGTGCGTACCGTCATCGCTGATACGGGCAGGCAAGCGGACCAGGCCGCAATGGTCTCTAACCGCAACGTTACTGGCTACGTGCGCGTGGTCCATATGCCTGCATGCTCCCGGTGCATCCTGCTCGCCGGGCGTGAATACCACGTGTCGAGCGGGTTCCTTCGGCATCCTCGCTGCGATTGCACGATGGAGCCGGTTACGAGAGAGCACAAGCCAACCCCCATCAGTCCTAAGGACACTTTCGACCGCATGTCCGCAGCCCAGCAGCGCAAGGCTTTTGGGGAAGCGGGGGCTAAGGCCATCAATGATGGGTCGGATATTGGCAGCGTGGTGAACGCGCGTAAGGCTGTGGACACGGTCCAGATGTTCGGGCGCAAGGTGCAAGTCACCCACGCGAACACGGGATCCCGCCGAAAGAAGAACCCTCCCAGGCTTATGCCCGAGGAGATTTACCGGTTGGCCGACGGTGACCGTGAGCACGCTATCCGGCTGCTCGACAAAAACGGCTATCTCCTCTGACCACTTACCGATTTCGGTAGGTCCATCCCTCGCGCGCAACGCGCACCCCACTCAATCCCGCAACGGAGTTGACGCATGCCCGAAAACATTGAAGAGCCGACGATTGACGAGACTGACGTGACGGAGACTCCTCCGGGTGATGCTCCCTCGGATGCGGATCCGGCTGGTAGCGAGGCGCTCGGCGATGCGGGCAAGAAGGCGCTCGACTCCATGAAGGGGAAGTGGCGCGAGGAGCGTGACCAGCGACGTGCGCTAGAAGCGCGAATTGCTGAGCTGGAAGCACCGAAGGGTGCCAGCACTACAGACCAGCCTGATGCGGACGCGATCCGTGTGCAGGCTACGCGCGAGGCTACCGAAAAGGCGAACGCGCGAATTCTTCGATCTGAGGTCAAGGCGGCTGCCGCTGGCAAGTTCCTTGACGTCTCGGATGCGCTCCTGAATCTCGACCTGACCCGGTTCGAGGTTGATGAGAACGGCGACATTGACGCCGACGAAGTCAAGGACGCGATTGAAGAGCTACTCACCAGGAAGCCGCATCTGGCCGCAACGGCTCGCCCCCGCTTCCAGGGCACTGGCGATGGTGGTGCAGCGCGCAAGGCGTCTGGACCGAAGCAGCTAACCGCCGACGATCTCAAGGGCATGAGCCCTGAACAGGTCGTCAAGGCAAAGCGCGAGGGACGCCTAAACAGCGTGCTCGGCATCAAGTAACCCCCTAGATAAGGAGCGTTTCCGGCATGGCCGTTGACAGTTTTATCCCTAAGATTTGGTCGTCTGAGCTTTTCGTCGCTCTGCGTGAGAAGCTGGTGTTCGGCCAGCCTGGTGTCATCAACCGTGACTACGAGGGCGAGATTGCCCAGTCTGGCGACACCGTTCACATCGGCTCGCTGACTCGGCCGACCATCGCGACGTACACCAAGAACAGCACCGCGATCACCCCGCAGGTTCTGGCCACCACGGACCAGACCCTAGTCATCGACCAGGCCAAGTACTTCGCGTTCGCTGTGGACGACGTTGACGCGCGTCAGGTCAAGGACGGTGGGGCGCTGCTCAACAAGGCTGCGGATGACGCTGCGTTCGGTCTGGCCGAGACCACGGACCTGTTCCTGGCTAACCTGATGGCCACGGCCGCTGGCAACGTCGTGACGCCTGCTGACATCACTACCACCGACCTGGCGTACAAGGCAGTCCTTACCCTCAAGCTCAAGCTCGACAAGGCCAAGGTTCCGACCGAGGGTCGATTCCTGATCGTCTCGCCCGAGTTCTACGCGCTGGTTCTCCAGGACACCCGGTTCATCTACGCGAACCAGTACGGCACCAACGCGCCGATCATGAACGGCGAGGTTGGCCAGATCCTTGGCTTCTCCGTCACGGTGTCGCTGAACCTGCCTGCCGGTACCGCTGGTACTGGTTCTGAGGTTTCCAACTTTGTGATCGCGGGCCACCCGATGGCGACGACGTACGCGGAGCAGATCAACTCTGTTGAGGCGTACCGCCCACAGGCGTCTTTCGGTGACGCGATCAAGGGTCTGCACCTGTACGGCGCCAAGGTCGTTCGCCCCGAGGCGCTGGCCGTGCTTGACGCCGACGTGACCACGGGTCTACTGCCGTAGTCCTGACGTGAGCAGGGAGGCCACTTCCCGAAATCGGTAGGTGGCCTCCCTGCTCCTGGTCCACCCCATCTACTTCCGAGGAGTTACCTGCATGGCTGTTATTGAGGTTGAGAACAACTCTGGCCAGGTCGTCCGCCTGACGATGGATGAGGGCAGCGAGCAGCACGAGTATCTGCGCAAGCTGGCCCGACGCGATGACCTGCGACGCGTGGACATCGTCAACCACAGGGAACCTGCCACCCGCAAGACTGCTGCGTCCAAGTAACGAGAGGGTGACCCGGCATGCCGCTTAGCCCGCTGGCCACGGTTGCTGATCTGGTCGCACGGGGTGTGACTGTCGACTCTGCGGAGCAAGTGGCCGTAGCCACCTACTTTGACGTTGCTTCGGCCATTGTGCGTGATGCTGCCGGTTCCCCGATCAGCGCTACAAGCAGCACGGTGACGCTAGAAGGTAGGGGCTCTCGCCTACAGCTACCGGGCGGACCCGCTACGGCCGTCTCTGGCGTTTCCGTGGACGGGTTGGCAGTCACGGACTACAAGCTTCTTTCCGGCGCTCTCGTGCGCTCCTGTGGCTTCCCTGATGGCAGTGAGGTCACGGTGACCTATACGCACGGGTTCGCCACGGTGCCTGCTGACATTGTTGACCTGGTGTGCCGCCTGGTGGGCCAGGAGCTAACGGCCATGCGTAGCGGGGACATTGCCTCGCGCGGGATCACGTCCGAGCGCATCGGTGACTACTCGGTGACCTACTC